TCTAACAATGCTGAAATCATATCGTCTAACATATTTAATTCTAAGTCACGGTTGTTTCCGTTTGTAGAGTTAAAGTCAGTCTTTCCAGCAGTCCACTCTGCAAATCCAGAATCTCCTGCGTTTTTGCCGTATAATTTACCGTATGCTGCATTGTCTCCACCAGCGGAGTTTGCGTTACCACAGTATGTGTGAGATGCTGTAACACGGTCTAAAGATTCCATGTTAACTCCAGCAGTTCCTGCACCTGAACCACTTGCTGAGCCGTCACCATCTGCTTCGTATGTTTTTAACAACATTTGGTCGATAGCATAAGCGTGTGCTTCCCCTTGTTCTCTGCGCATAAATGCTAGTAAGTTACCCAATCCATCGTCTGCTTCTGACAACATTTCTGCTTTAGAAGTCATTTCCCATGGTGTAACTATTTCTTTTAGTGTAAGGGTCAATTCTTCAATGTCTGGTTTTTCAGTAGCTGGGAAATTTCCGCCTTCGGATACACCAGCAGTTGTGCTGTGCCTTCCAGTCATGATTCTGAATCCTGATTGTGTCCATGCTTCTTTCTTCAAAAGTTTAAATACTTCTGATTTGGTATTCAACTGATTGAATACTTTTGCTCCGAACATAGTGTTGAATGCTCCAGCAGGGTCTGTGCTGGTCACTGTGTCGTCTTTTGCGATACCATATCTCTTAGAGATTCCTAGAGTACCACCATAATATGCGTTTACATATTCTTCAAAACTTATTCCTGCCATACTTAGTTTCCTCCTACCATATCTTCTAGTTCATCCCATGACTTAGATAAATTATTCCAGTCAATGGTTTTTTCTTCAATAGTAGCTTCAGTGGCTGGTGCTGGGGTTGCTTTTTGTCCCGTGTATACACCAATACCGTGTTTCTTTAATGTTGTGACGGCTTTGTAGAGGTCATCGATGTCGTCCTTCTTTTTAGGTTTCTTGTCGTCCATCATTTTTTCTTCTTCTTCCTCTTCTTCCTCTTCTTCTTCTTCGTCTTCGTGTTCGGCTTTTTCTTCGTCTTCAGCTTTTTCTTCGTCCATTTTTTCTTCATGGTCCATTTTTTCTTCTTCTTTTTCACTTAAGTAGTTTATTACTTCTTTAAGTTTCATAAGAGTAGCTTCCATGTCTTTTAGGACTGCTTCTTCCTTACCGACTTCTACTGGCTCATCTAATCCAGCGGTAATTTCCACGTCCTCTGATTCGACAATTTCTTCGTCGATAGCTTCAGTATGATTACCACCACAACTGCAATCTGTCATGTATATAGACTGAGAAAAGGGTATATAAGTAATTCAATCTGTCCGGAAACTACGATTTTGACCAAGAAGGTTTTTTGCCTCTTCTTAATCTTTCTTTAGGTTTCCAACCTGCATCTGCCAAAGCTCTGCGTAGTTTTTGACCTGATTGGTCTCTTACTCTACTAGACGTCATTCTAGGGCCTCTGCCTGAATACTTACCGGGATTTCTAAATATCTCTGCGCAAAAAGCCTCAGGGTCTCTTACACTCTGAAGACCATCATAGTTTCTAAGCTTTAACGCATTTCTACGACAATCAGTCATAAATGCTCTCATACCTCTTTGACTTCTACCCGTCCTAGGTTGTTTAATTATATCTAGTATTTCATCTAAGTGTTCATTGCTTTTCGCAAGTATGTCTGACACGTTCTTTGCACTCCACATTTTACAAGACCAATACCTTGCCTTATGTTTAGGTCCGGGATTAGCACAGTTGTGTCTAGCTCTAAAGTTCCTACGCCTTTCTGGGTCATCACGCTTTATATCTAATTTAGGGTCACCAAACTTAACCTGTACAATGTTGCCTTTGTCATTCTTTACATATACACCAAACTTCTTGTTCTCACCAGAAAGCCTGCGTGGTTTGTTTAATTCTACCTTCTTACCCTGATACTCTGCCTTTACTATTCTACTGTCTTCATGGTCTTCTATAAGTCCAAATTCAAAAGCCTCAACAGCTCCGGGATGTGGTTTGTAATCGCCCTCCATAAGCATAGGGCCATTCAAAGTCTGCATCCAGTGATAACCTTTAGGTGCTTTTACCTTTAGTGTTTTATCTTCTGCTTTTTTTGTAGACTTGGGATGACCTGCGGGCAGCAAATCGTAATCTGTGGTGTACTTAGGATTTGACGGCCTACCTGAACTTAGTAGCTTTAAGAATGCCTTGACACGACCTAATGCCCACTGGTCTCGGCTACGAACGCTAGGACGATGACTGGTTGAAAATGCACCAGCACCTCTACGGAACACTGCTTTCAATGCTCCCATGTTAGCCTTTTTCCCTTTAGCGTTACCAACTTTCTTGTTGTGTTTGTCTCTGTAATTTTCTAATGTTTTAATATTTGCAGCACTTAATTTTATTCCACCACGCTCTCCACTAGCTGTACCTTTTGGATTTCTAGTACTGCCCGTTCTTCTCTCACTTGGCTTTGCTGGAGTCTGTGGATGTCTGCTTTTTTTTTGAGGAACACAATTAGGTGTCTTTTTACCACCCTCATACTTGAACCCTACCATTTCATATCCTGCCCAGCATGGCTTTTTCTTTAGAACTTCCAATATTCCGTCAAGCTCTTTGTTTATTTTACTAAATCTTCTAGCTTGTATTGCGCGTTCTTGATTTACTGCACCTGCTCTTGTCTTGTGACATCCTAGTAACCTTCTATCTTTCTTAGCATATAGACAATACTCGCCATTCTTGCGTTCTATTATCTTCTCTACCATGCCTTCTATTTCATCTAGTGTTACTTGCTTTGTCACCTTTACAGGTTCTTCTGCTTTTGCTGCCGCTACTGCGGTTACAGTAGCTTCTGGGTTAGCAGGCTTGTTACCAACCCATGACACGGACCAAAGAGACAACTCGGAGATGTTGTTGTGGCAGACGTCTCCTTCGCAAACCTTCTCTTGCTTCTCAGCTTCACCTCTAATAGATGAACCGCCCTTGTCACCGTATATCTTCATTTCTTCCCACACTCTATCATGCATAGGAAGCCTGTTGTGTATGCCTACACGTATTTTAACTTTACCGTCTTTAACCTTATATGCAAGAGGTAGTCCTACTGGCATCTCTTCATGTTTGTATGAATAAACCCCGTATTTCATATAGAAATCCATAGAGTCTTTAATTGTCTGTGTTTCTATCTTGTCGTTCTGTTTGTCGACAATAGGCGAGCTAATAAACGTTTCTAAAACTCGGTCATTGTACCACTCTGGTCGATAGACCTTCCACTTAGTATTATCAGCGTCTGCCACAGCCTAACATTCGATATGTGTATATAAATAAAACGAACTGTCCGGAAACTAATAAGTTCCTGCACGCATGGCTTCTTCTTTTCTTCTTTTAGCTATAATATATATTTCTTTTTTTATGTTATCTTTGTTATACCATAATGCTGTCCACGAAAAATGTGCGCCTTCTGCAAAAGGTTGATTTTGATGTATACCTCTGGCTAACACATATGGCTTTATGTCATATTCTTTTGCATACTGTATTATTGTTTTAGACTTTACATTAGGAAATGGCATTTCACCATCATAGCCTTTGTCTATAACTCTTGCATATCTTTGATAACTTTTGAGTGCTATATCTCCATCTTCATCTACAATCACAAAAATATTATTTGCTAATCTGCCTGTAACATCATTTACTTTATCCCGTAAAAGACGTCTTGCATCAGATTCTATTTCTGAACTCCATTCGTTTAAAGCCTCTGTAATTATTTCATCCCAATTTTTTTCTTGCTTTAAAAAACGAAGACTTTTTCTAACATTATCAAAATTTGTCCAATTTAATGTAGCATCAAAACTCATTTATATTCTAACACTTGTTCAACAGAATCATCACCGTACTTGTCTTTCCACTTTTTCTCAATGTACTTTTCTGCTTTTTTAAACATCTTCATGCGTTGCGCCCTTGCTGCCTGTTGTCGTGCTACTCTTTCACCTTGCTTCCAAGACAACTCACTTGTACATGCTTGACAAAAACCATTACTCAATATATGTACTGACATCGGACCTGCTCTACACTTTTTACAAGCACTCATGGCTTCAACGCTCCTACTTCTGGCTTAGCATCATCAGGCATACTTATCTGTGGATTGTCTGGTAACTTAAGATTACCGTCCTTGTCAAGTGTTGCTTCTATTCCTACCTTGTTTAGTACTGTAATTATATTTGCCTTCTGTAACATATTAGCAAGTTGCTGTTGCTCATTCTTTACATTTATATCTGCAAACCTTATCTTCCAAGTTTGTATGCCCAATATTTTTAACAGCGGCTTAAAAAATCCCATCTCAATACATTTCTGTGTTTCTAATATAGTTCTGTCAAATATACTAACCTGTTCTCCTTCTGCATTCAAACCACCTACGCCTGCTGTACTTCCTGTTATGATTGGCATAACTCCATACGCTGCGTTTATATCGTTGTTAATGCGCTCCATATATGGCAGTGCCATTAACTCATCCATGTTAGGCATAACTGGCACAAACTTAGCCTGACCGCTACCTGTACCCTCACCCCTACTGCTTATGATTGGTACAAAGTTAGGATTACGCCTTGTCTCCTCTGCTATGTATTCTCCCAATCTATTCAAGCTCTCTTCATCATGGCCGGGAATATCCAAAAAACCCTTAGGTGGTCTCTCTAATTTGTAGATTTTGTTTTGGAAGTTCTCAATGGCGAGAGCGGTTTCTATTTTTTTAGAAAGACCTATAATCGGCGACTGCCCATACAATCTGGCATTCGCACTGTACTTATTGAAATGAATTATCTCATCTCTTGCAAAAGGAATCTTG